CTTCAATGTGATCTGTGATCCGTCACTGAGTTCAATGTCTACAATATCATATACTGCTGTTGCCAATTTATAGCTCCTTTGTGTTAGTTAAATTATACCAATATTATGCATGAATACAAATTCAAGACCCCCCGATTTCTCGGAGGGCTTGAAATTCTATATTAAGTTTTATATACTAATCTGGGATTAGTTTGTTCCCCATACACGGTCAATTACGACGCCGTATTCAGAACCACCGTATGATGCCTGAGAATCATCAGGGAGCAAACGAAATGCAACTGGGAATACAGTTGCTGCGTCACGCTTCAAAGAGTGCATTGTAACATCCATTGAAACTGCACGACGACCGATGTAGATACGCTCTTTATTGCGTCCTGCATAAGTTTGTGTTGCATCTCCGATTGCATATGGAGCATTACCAACAGCGACAATAACACGTTCTACTGGAGCATCTCCAAGAGAACCTGCTGCCATGTTGAGAGTTGCACCGACTTCACCTGTGATAGGATCTGTAAGTTTCAAAGCGTCAACTGCACTGCCTGCTGCATTATAATAAGAATCCATTTGACCCCATGCGAGTTGTAGGTTTTCAAGTGTTGCTTCTGAAAGCTCTGTCTTGAGTTCTACTTTAATATCTGACTTAAAAAGTCTAGCTGCGTCAAGTAGTTGATCAACTTTAACTTCAGCATATGTTGGCTGATAGTTAAGTTCCAAACCAGTGTTTGTCAAACCGACGTTGCGGTATGATGCATTACCATTGAGTGCTGCTGCTGCTGAAGTACCTGTTGAAGTACCTAGAAGAGTTTTGATATCATTTGGTGTAGTAGTAGGGCGTGGGCTATTGATTCCGTCATTATTAGAGACGAAAATCTGAGCTGCACCAACTATTACGTTTCTTGTATTTGTAGCCATATTTTTTATTTCACCACCTTATTTTATTTGTAATAAAACTAGATGACAACTTGCTTCCTCATATAGAATCATAGCATTATTTTAAAATAAATCAAATTTTAAGAGTATCTTCCAGTGTAGCTGTTTGCTATATCACGTGTATACGAATAGCCTATAGTTAGTACACCACTCATATATCCACCCTCGTCTGTAAATGGTTGAACTGGGTCCGAGTACTCTATATTAAAAGTAAGGAAATTGAAGGGGCTTCCTTCAGATAGTTGCAGATTAATATCTTTAGCCGATAGATCATATCTTCTGAACAGATCTGTCAAAAAGTTGCTTATGGTCATAATTCTAGCATTATCCCTAGAAACGATCATGAGTGTAATTGACTCATATGTTATCCACCATTGCGGATTTGCTCGCTTTTGAGCTATATCATAGGTTAAAAAATCTTTTCCTGGAAGCAAATTATTTATTTCTGGTATTTGCTGTGCAGGGATAATAGGGATCAAAGGCTCGGGAAATCCATCAGGATAATAATCATTTATATCAAAAAGTCCCGCTGCCTGCAATTCACTCCAAATAGCATTTCTTACATCATAAGCTGCTACTAACGTATAGTCTGTCATACTATAACCTCCTGGTCTAGACCCATTGAAATTATTGAATCTGATACCGCTCTTTTTACTGTATTAATGGTAGCATTGTTTTGATTTAATGCAATAGAAACGTTGTTGGATATTTTTTCAAAAAACCCAGAATTGTCCATTGCACTGTATCCATTATTTGTATACCATTCTAATAAAAATTCTGAAAATGCACCATTTACTCCTTTGCCACCTGGATGTAGTATGTTTATTTGAGTACCAGGCTTTACAAAAACTAATCCGCTATCGCCAACAAAAGACAATATTCTTTTTGCAGTAAAAGATACAGATCTACCTTCTTCCATTACTGTTGCTTTATCTGCAAATATACTTCTTCTTGTTACAATTTTTCCATTTTTTCCTTGTTGCAAAAGCTCTGGATTGATTGGAACTGGCATTCTAGAAGGTAAAAATTTTGCATTAATTATTAATGAGCCATTTAAAACTGAATTTCTTTCAAGAACAAACAACCTACCAGATGGCTCCCCAACTTTACCCCACTCATAAACGTGGTGCATTTTTTTAGGATTCATCCTGGCATATCTATCTACAGATTTAACAAACTCTTCACCAGTTACAGTAAATATTCCTTTTGAAATTTCGCTTACAACTGAAGGATTTGTAATTTGTTTTACATTGCTTAAAAATCCATCAAGATCTGACACTATTTGTTTAGAATCAATGTTAAGAGATATCATTATTTTGTGCCTGAACTCTTAGAAGCACAGCTTCATAATAAGCAATTCTTCCAAATGGATCAAGTGTTGGATGAGAAGAAGTTACTTCAAATATTGTATCTGGATCACCAAACCTATCCATTTCAATAAATATTGGTTTATTATCGCTTGAGCGTATATTTTCTATACGCCATCTTTTACTTAAAAGCTCATTACATTTAATTTTAAGCTGAAGTTTTTCGTTATAATCTCCCTCAGAACCACTTTTAAAAACCTTATTATCTGTTCGTGTTGAAGCACCATGAACTTTTACTGGCTCAATTTTACAATCTATGGTTTTTGCATAAGACCAACTTCTTAACACAGCACCAGTGTTGGGATCTTGACTGTACTCTTGTATGTATATATCAGCTTTAGTGTTCATTATAGAACCCATTATTGATGCATTAAACATTATATCAACATCATATTAATGTTACGATATTGATCAAGGATGTTATCCACAGTGATATTACCCGTACCATTAAATGCTCCTTTTGACATTTCAAATGAAATTTCGCTGAGATCAACTTTAGAAAGATATTTATTTCTCCAGTTATAATCATTAGACAATATGTCGTTTACAAGTAGCATAGATGCAATTTTAATATCCTCTGGCACATATTTATATCCTATATTTCCAACAAATTTGTACCTAGATCCGTCTCTAAATCTTCCATAATAAAGAACGTTTGCATCAACTTCGTTATCGTATCTAATGTCCCACCCTGGATCTATTAATCTTGCAACGTATCCAGTTTGCGTTAATTCAATATTGTACCCAAATTGATTATAAGCTGGTTGCTGCGTATTATCAATAACAAGAATGTCATCTTCATACATCTTATCAACACTTGTCATTCTTTCAACAAGTTGAAGTGCATCAGATCCATTTGCAAACATCTCTTGAGAATCATTTCTTAAATAAAATTTAAGACCAGTATATCCGTCAATAATTGTTCTTGCTAATTTTTCTGCATTTTGTATCTCAGATATTGGATGATAATTTATATCTGATGGAGTAGCCCCATAGTTTAAAAAATCTATTATCTCGCTAATAGTCGAATAAACTGGTTGAATTTGATAAAAATCTGTTTGAGTTACTGAAAGACCATTTATTACATATGTCCATCTTAACTCTAAAACACGAACTGTGTTTGTAACCAGTTGCGTTAATAAAAACCCATACTTACCAGGTTCTGGCTCATCAATAACGTTTGACGAATTAAATCCTGATATTGGTAATGCATCATTATCTGCATCATAAATTGATAAAGTTGGGGGGTGATCTGCTTGAGTAAGCACTCCATCACTATATACGTAAATGTATACTTTCTCTTGACTTCCTACCTGGATATTCTGCATTCAGATTACCCCCCTTTTTATTTATTTTTTAGCTGTAAAACTCCTGGGCTTCTCTAGGCGTTGCTAATCTGAAGCCAGTCTGTCTATCAAAAATTTGTTGTGCATTCTCTTCTGGCATAGCTACAAATGGGTGTTGATCCGTAAAAGTATATCCCCCCACTTGATATGAATGATTTGTTCTTTCCATTTTTACTAAAACAGAATTAGATTTGTTTGCTGAAGTTGCTGACCGCTTCTTTTGTTCTATTGCTGGTACTTTAACTTCTTCTTTTTCGGCATTATTAAACTTATCATACATCTGCCATGTGATTCCTTCTTCAGCAAGACGTGAAACAACCTCATTTTTGGTTTTTATATCTGAAATATCAACACCAAATGAGTCTGCAATCTTTTTTAATTCTGGCAACTTTAGTTCTGTAAATGACATATATTTCCTTTCGTCATTGTTAATTATACCATTAAATGGCTAAGGGGAATACATAGTATTCCCCCGCCTTGCATCTAATTAAAATTAGAATGTGTTTCCGTTTAATCCGCCAGTTACATTTGCACCGTTTGAAACAGAACCTTGGAAATCAAAGCCTGCTACGGAACCTGCAACCTTAACGTTCTTAACGATAACGTGTGCATCGTAGTTCTCCATTTGTGCGCCAACACGGATAAAGAGAGTGTACTCAATTGTATCCTTCTTTGGCTGGAACAAACGATAGACTGTTACATCACGCTTGATACCAACAATGAAGTTCTGTGGGAATGTGAGGTGAAGATCACCGTGATCCCCTGCAGCACCTGAGTAGTCACCAGCAACGGTCTCTGTCATCAACGGAACGTTGATAACTGGAATACCAAATGCAAATGGTGTTACTGTGCCTGGGCCACCATCGTTAGCAGCAACATCACCACGGACGATACCTGAAGCGATATCAAATGGTGTGAAACCTGAAGAGGTTTCAGCTGTTAGATTATATAGATAATCTTGAACCAAGTTCGATCCTGTGAAGAAGCGAAGTTGATTACGGCGTTGCTTGTACTTACGTGGAAGAGTCTTGATAGCAAGATTGAAAATTGCTTTGTCAAGACCATTACCTTGTGCATCAACAACGTGAGCGTTGTCAACTGCGAGTTGACGGAATCCCTTGAAAGCTGACATAAGACCAGAGCCTGATCCTGTACCATTGATTAGAACATCCTCAATGTCGTTACCAGCCTGGGTAGCCATCAAACGTGCAATGTGATCTTCGAGATCTGGACCTTCAATATTGTCTTCAAGAGACTCTGAAGAAAGTTCCCAATCAAGACGAAGCTTACGAGTTGTAAGCGAGATCTTATTAAATGTAGCTGCAGCATTGGTATAACCCTGAACATAATCACGAGGATTATCTTCTTGTGCAACTGTCATGATGCGCTGTCCAACTGCAACACGATCAATCTCGGTTGTGTTAGAACGCATACGGATAGTACGAGCTGCCTTAGCAAGAATCGTAGCATCCCACATGTAATCTAGGAAACGGTTAGCCTGATCTGGATAGAGGAGACCATCACCGCTGAGATTTGAAGAATCTCCAGAAGCATTAACTGCTGAAGAACCTAGATTTGTTGTGTCAATTACTTTTTGTAAAAGTTCATTACTCATTTATTTATTTCACCACCTTATTTTTTTTGTAGATTTAGTTTAAGCTATTAACCTTGAGGAAGGCTCCTTGCCATACACTTTTATTTATTTTTTTATTTGTCTCCAATGATCCATTTAGGTCACTGGACTTCTTAACTGCAGATGCGGATTCAAAGTTGGTTAATTGATGATTTACATATTCAATTTTTCCATACATATCCGTAACTGACTTATTTAGGGCTTCATATTTTTCGCCCAAATCGGCAATCTGCTTAGCTAAATTAGCAGATGTTTCCTCAAACATCTTGTTAGTAGCTTCTACAGCTGCAGAACTATCTGAGTAGTTCTTTGTTAAAGACTCACCAAAGAAGGTTTTTAGGTCAGAAACCATCTTCTCAAAATCAAAAGCATTTTCAACTTCTGAAATAGAAACGGCTTTTTCAATTGACTCTTCAGCAGCTACTGCTACCTCTTCAATTACCGCAACTTCTTCGGCGGGAGCTTCTGCATCAATTGACTTTTCAATTGTAGCATTTGTATCTTCTGCCATTGTGTTACCCCCTTCAGCGAGTGAAATATCATCACTCTTAGTTACCTTGTTTTTTTCATTTTGATCAGGATACATAAGTGTTGCAACTGTTGAGTCAACTACATTTATATTACCTGCCAAACCTGGAGCTGCTGACTCCGTTGCTTCGTGTGCTGATGTTGGAGCATCATCTTTTGTAAAATAAGAGTCAATTACTTTTTCAATTGCTTCAAATTTTTCAGTATCAGATTGTTCTACCCAACCAATATTTGTCATGTTTGTATCACAAACAACACAGCTTTTTGTTGTTGCTGTTGATGTTGATGCAACTTCATCTGTTGAACACCAAAATACATTTTCTGTAATTATGCCTTCTGCCATTTTTTGAATAGAAAAGAAATTAGATAGTTGATTTGCTGGTGAATCAACAATGCTAAGTTCGTGCAAATCAAAATTATGAATAACTCTGTGAGACTCTGTTCCATCATCTGATTTCTCCATCTTTGCATCTACAATATTTCCGCCAATAGAAAAACCTGAATAAGTTCCATCCAAACATTTTTCCCAAGCATCTTGTGCGCCTTTTGATATGTATGCTGTTACATAAATACCAGAATATTTCTTTTGTGTTGATGGATCAAAAAAATTATCTTCTTTAAAGTTGACCATCTTGCCAACTGCTGAGGATCCATGCATTTCACGAATGTTTCCTCTCAAATTATCAAAAGCTTTTTTACTTGCTTCTGCTG